GCTGCCCGACTACTTTCCGCCCTACGGCGAGGCGAACCGAATCCGAGAGCAACAGGAGAAAGAAAATGCAAAACGGCGCATCAAGGCCCGGCGGAAGGCCGCTTAACTGCCCCCACCGCCCCACGCCCCGGCCCATCATCCACCGCCGCCGTCGTCAGCGGGAATGGGTGGACGGCACCACGCTCCAGGGCAAGGAATACTGGAAGACCCTGGGGATGATGACCCTGTGGATGCTCGGGCTGCTGCTGATTTGGTGGTTTACGGGCAAATGAAAAAAGGATTGCAGATGTTGGAGCATCCACAATCCTGGGACGGGAGGAACCGTCCGCGAATCCCGAGTAAAAGATTCACCCTCATTTTAACACATCACGGGAGGGAATGCAAGTGATTTACCACACCTGCCCCCATTGCGGGGCCAACCTGGACCCGGGCGAGCGCTGTGACTGCCCGGACAGCCAGGAACACTTCCGACCTCACAAGACGCGCCGGCCCTACGCTGGCGGCTATGACTATCAGCAGAATACCCGGAAGGAGCGCGATATCCATGACTACTCTTGCCCGTAAGATCACCCGGACGGAAAGGTGCGTCTGCCCCACCTGCGAAACCGAGTGGCTGCGCAATGCCGACGGCACCTGGTGGTGCGACCCTGACTGGGGCCGCCGGGGCTATGACCGCTATTACAACGACCCCACCGCGGACGGGCGCTCCTTCTGCCCTGTGTGCGCGGTGAACACGGCCACCCATGCCGATCGGCTGCGCTATGTGGCCCGGGAGGAAAAGCAACGCGAGTTTCTGCGCTGGGTGCTGGAGTCGGAGGACGACGCGATGGACTGCTTCCGCGCACTGCTGGCCCCGGATCCTGACTGGCTGGAGCAGCGGCTGGCGGAGTTTGTGACGGATAAATGCGAGAGCGACTTTGCGGATTGGAGGTGCGGCGTATGACGCACAAGCGAGAGGCATTGCTTGCAATGACCGAGCGTAGCCAGCGCTGCCTTAGCAGTGATGGCCGGAAAAGGAGGTGCGGGTAATGGGTATCCCCGTGTTGATTCTTGGTGAATCCGGCAGCGGCAAGTCTGCCAGCATGCGCAATTTCGCGCCCGAGCAGGTGGGTGTGTTCAACGTAGAAGGCAAGCCCTTCCCCTTCCGATCCAAACTGCGGAAGAAGAACACGGACGACTACAACGCCATCATAAACGGCCTTCTGGGCATGCAGACTCCGTCGGCGGTGATCGACGATGCGCAGTATCTCATGGCGAACGAGTACATGCGCCGCTGCAAGGAAATGGGCTATCAGAAATTCACCGACATTGCCACGAACTTCTGGATGCTGGTGCAGACAGTGATCCAGCGGCTGCCGGATGACAAGATCGTGTACTTCCTCAGCCACATCGAGCGCGACGCCAACGGCAATGAGAAGATCAAGACCATCGGGCGGATGCTGGATGAGAAGATCACTGTGGAGGGCATGTTCACCGTCGTGCTCAAGACCCACGTGCAGGACGGGCGCTACACCTTCGTGACCCAGACCAACGGTCAGGACACGGTCAAGAGCCCCATGGGCATGTTTGAGGACTTCGAGATCGACAACGACCTGGCCATGGTAGACCGCACGATCCGCGAGTATTACGGCCTGGAGGCTCGGACGGGGGCGACGGCATGAGCGGCTGCACAGAGTATGTCGTGGGCCGCCTGATCTACGAGGCGGCCTTCCCCGAGGGCCGGGTGTGCTGCGATTTCTGTGATTTCTGCCGGTCAGAAAACGCTGGGACGCGGTTTCGCTGCTCGATGACGGCGGAAATCCTGCCCTTTCACAATAAGTCCATCGGGCTTCGCTGCCCGTTGACGATAGACCAGAGAGAAAAGGAGAATGATGAATGATCAAGCGATTCGGTAATTACAAGGCGGACTATCAGGCTGGCGGCTCTTTTGAGCCGCTGGCGCCCGGCGCATATGTGTGCCAGATTCTCGGCGCGAAGGCAGAGGACACCCAGTGGGGCCAGCGCCTGACCTTTCAGGTGGACGTGATCGAGGGCGAGGCTGCGGGCTACTACCAGAAGCGGTATGCGGCCGGTGCGACCAGCTCCTTCCCCACGACCTACAAGGGCGTGTTCCGCCTGAACATCCCCACGGGCGACGGCACCGAGCAGGACGCCTGGAAGGAGCGCGCTTTTAACTCCACCATGGGCGCGATTGAGCTTTCCAACCCTGGCTTCCACTTCGATTTCGACCAGCCTGAGAGCCAGTTCAAGGGCAAGCTGGTGGGCATCAACGTGCGCGAGCGCGAGTGGGAGATGAACGGCAACATGGGCATCACGACGGAGATCGGCGCTTTTGTGCCGGTGGATGATGTGCGCGCCGGGAAGGTGCGGCCCATGAAGCGCCGCGAGCTGCCCAACAAGCCCGCCGTACCTGCACCCATGGCCGGATTTGCGGCGGTGGAAACGGACGAGCTGCCGTTCTGATCGAAAGGAGGTCATGAATGCTCATCATCGAGGACACCCGCAACCAGCAGGGCAAGCACAAGAACATCAACGCCTACATGGAGAAATGCGGCCACAAGGTCATCCGCTCCAAGATGCTGGTGGGCGACTACCAGCTGGCAAACGACGGCAAGGTCGCCATTGACACCAAGTCCGGCGTGATGGAGCTGATCGCGGACATCTACCATCAGCATGAGCGCTTCCGGCGTGAGTGCGAGCTGGCGAGGGATGCGGGCATCGAGCTGATCATTCTGACCGAGGAGGTGCTCCCCGGCGGGCGGCTGGACCAATGGAAGCCGCCCGTCTGGAAGAGCACTACGCGCCACCACCGGGCCGGGGATCCCATGACCAAGGCGGACCCCGCCCGGCTGCGCAAAGCAATGTACACCATGCAGGAAAAATACGGTGTGAAGTTTCTCTTCTGCGACGCACGCTCCACCGGCAAGCGCATTCTGGAGCTGCTGACAAAGGACGCGATCTCATGACCATCAAGGACGCTGCCATCACCATCAAGGAACAGGTCTCCGCACAGGAGCTGGCCGCACTCTATGGTTATCATCCCAACCGAGGCGGGTACATCGGCTGTCCGTTCCACGGCGAAAAAACGCCGTCCCTCAAGCTGCATCGCTCGGGCTGGTATTGCTACGGCTGCGGAGCTGGCGGCAGCGTGATCGACTTCGTGATGCGCCATGAGCAATGCTCCTTTGCCATGGCCGTCAGGGCCATTGACAAGCATTTCCGCCTGGGCCTGATGGATGACAAGGATAAATCCCTCACCGGCCTGCTGCGCGAAAAGGAAGCCCGGGCACAGTTTGAAAAGGACAAGGCGGACATGCTCCGCCTTGTGCAGGAGCAAATCGGCTTTGCGGAAACGGAATACGACGTCTGGTGGAAGGTGTACCGCGACGCGGAGTCAACCCCCCCCGCGGATCGCACGGCGAAGCAGTGGTGGGATCTGGAGAACGCAAAGCAATGGTGCCTGTACTATGAGGATCAAAAACGCATGCTCTATGAGAGATTGGAGGAGGTGAAGACGTGGAGAATGGAGACGTCAAAAGCTCGCTCGTCCTGACAAAGGACATGGCTCCGCCCAAGCCAACCATCGACACATTCTTCACCCGGCTCAACGAGGAGTTCTCCGGTTCGATCCGCTACAACAGCCTGGCTGGGCGCGCGGAGCATTATGACTCGGAAGAAAAGGTCTGGAAGCCTTGGACGGACGTGCAGGATGCGACGCTTCGCTGGCAGTTCCAGCGGCAGGGCCTGACCCACAAGGAAAACCTTCTGGACGCTTTCCGGCTCTTTCTTGAGACGCACCAGGTCAATCCACTTACGGATCTGCTCGACTCGCTCCGATGGGATGGTACGCCTCGGATCGCCGAATTCCTCATTCGCATCCTGAAAGCACCCGACACGCCCTACACCCGCGAGGTATCCAGGCTCATCTTTACCGGCGGCATTCACCGCGCATACCGGCCCGGTTGCAAGTTTGACGACATGCCGGTGCTTATCGGCGAGAAACAGGGCGAGGGCAAGACAACGCTGGTGCGCTGGCTGGCTATGGAGGAGGAGTTTTTCCGGGAAGTCACAGACATGTCGGGCAGGGAGGGCATTGAAACGCTCTCCGGCGCCTGGATCTGCGAGGTGGGCGAGCTTCTGGCCATGACCCGCGTGAAGGAAGCGGAGGCCGTCAAGAGCTACATTACCCGCCGTGAGGATACTTACCGAGCGCCCTACGACCGCCATCCCCAGACTAAACCCCGCCGGTGCATTTTCATCGGCACGACGAACAACGCACAGTTTCTCTCCGACAAAACCGGCAACCGGCGCTTCTATCCTGTCCGCTGTCACTGCACGGGCTATGATCTTTTCAACCACGAGGAGGAAATCAAGCTCTACATTCGCCAGTGCTGGGCGGAGGCGCGGGCGCTATACCTGGAGGACAAGCTGCCGCCCTATGCGAGCCGGGATTTGCTGCCGGAGATTCGGGAGATGCAGGAAAATGCCATGGAAGATGATTACCGCATTGGAATGATCCGCAGCTATATGGACAGGAAAGCGCCCGGTTCTATGGTGTGCGTGATTGAACTGTGGGATAAGGCGCTCGGACTTGACTCTAAGGGCCGACCTGGCCGGAAGGACTCCATTGAAATTATGCAAATCGCTTCCCGTGTGCCAGGGTGGGAGCGATCTGAAAAAACAGTGCGCACTGACGATTATGGTATCCAAAAAGTGCTGATCAAACGCTTTACTGCGCTGGATAAACCGCCGGACTGCCCCTTCTGAGCGTAACCGAGATTTGAGTCGGTTACACTCGGTTACGCCTCTCGGTTATCCGCAAACCCTTGATTTTCCTACGTTTTTTCTCTTTTTGTAACTGAGAACCAAGAAAATAAAGAAAAAGAAAATTATCCTGGGAGAAAGTTATAGAAAAGTCGGTTACTCGGTTACACCCAAAGACCGCAAACCCTTGATTTTCCTACGTTTTTTGCGTAACTGACCCATGTAACTAACTCAAAAACGGAGGGATGAAGCCATGACGGAAAAAAACACGGAGATCATGCGCGACGCTTTCCGGCTGCTGGCCGAGTTTGAAACGCCGCCGGAACCTGGCGATAGTACCTACTGGCCGAATTTGATGAAAAAGCAGCATGAAATGAAAATGAAATGGCATGGCGATCCGCTGGCCGTGCACATGTCCACCGCTGTCTGCGATGCGCTGGCGGACGAGCAGAAGCGGATGTATCCTGAGCAGATGAAAATGACCGTGTAACAAGAGGAGGACAACCCGAGATGAAGATTCTGCGAGCCACGTCCCGAGGCGAGCTGGACAAGTGGTATGACGAAAAGGCGCTCAAAAGCCTGGACGAAGAGCAGGGACGCCGCCGGCTGTGCGGCGCGGAGGTGGAGGCGCTGATCGGCTTCGCGACGGCGGACAACCTGCTGGACAAGTGCATGCCCGTGCTGGGTGATCTCATTGGCGAAAGCGGCCAGAAGCGCCGAGCCAGCATGATCTCCCCCATGACGCGCAACATGCTCTACGGCCTTGTGCGCAAGGTGCAGGCCAACCAGCTGATCACCATCGCCAACAACGTTAACAACGTGAATATCACGCTCTCTGCTGTACCCACGGGCGGCTATTGCAATATCGCATGGGAGCATATGCAGACGATCTGCGATCAGGCGCTTGCCACCTGTCAGATGGGCTGCGACAAGAGCCGTGACGAAAGCAAGCGCTGCCCGGTGCGCAAAGCGCTGGACACG